GGATGTTAGACAAATACAATGGAGAGTTACCTTGGAAAAAGTCTGAAAGTAGTTGATAATTAAATTTTATTATGGAGTAGTATATGAAAGTGAGTAGTGACACATTAACAGTGTTGAAGAATTTTTCGTCTATCAACACTAACATTGTATTCAAGCCAGGTGATATCATATCAACGATATCTAGTGCTAAGAATATATTTGCAAGAGCACAAATCAAAGAACAAATCCCAAATCAGTTTGCAGTATATGATCTCAATTCGCTGCTTGCAATGATATCTCTTGTTAATGATCAAGAAGTTGAATTTGGAGATAAAAGTTTAGAGATATCAAGTCCAGCTGGTACATTTGAATATTTTTATTCTAACCCTGAAGTAGTTACTGCAGCACCAGATGGTGAAATACAACACACAGAAGTTTATAAATTTAAACTTACTGCAGAAGATGTACAAATG